TACAATTGTAATATTCTGAAAAATTGTTTAAAATATCATCATTCAATTGCAGCGTAGGTTCTCCCCCTGTCCAAACAATATTAGGACAATCAAATTGTTTAATTTCTTCTAAGATTTTAAAAACCGACATTTCCTTGCCGTCACCAAATTCTGTATCACAAAATGAACAATTCATATTGCACCCCGATAATCGAATGAATATGGCTGGCATTCCAATATTGTACCCCTCACCTTGTAATGAGTAAAATATCTCATTTACTTTTAATGTCAAATTATGGTTCATATCGGGCAGAAGTTTTATCGGTTTCACTGACTGTTACCGCACTAATTTTAATACCCATTCTGTATAGACTTGGTAATAATTGGTCAAAATACAGGTAACAAAAATAGGCTAATTTTTCAGCCGTTGGTTGAATTGTTTCACCATAAAAAAGAACATAATTTAAATTTTTATGGTCTAATGTTTCATCAATCCATTTTTTAATTGGCTGCAGTTCTCTGTAATCGAAAACCATTCCAACACTATTTAGATCCTCAGATTTTAATTCCACTGTTACCACATAATTATGGCCGTGGAAATTACTACAAGGATGATCCACAGGCAGACCTTCTAGTCTGTGTCCTGCTGAAAAATTGAATTTTTTACTGATTGTATACATACTTTAATTTATTTGGTTAATAAAAATTATTTATAGCCTTTATTTAAACGATCTTGAAAAACAATATATGACCATGCATCCGATATGTGATCATATGCGGAAATTATTCGATCACATTCCTCATATGTTCCACTATCCTTATTTAAAAGCAAATCAGAAAATGAAAAATAATGAAACACAAATGCCTTTTGCTTACCTGTTAAATTTTTCATAATAAAAAGTTTTTACCAATAGCTACCAAGAAAGGGACGTCCCCGCTTTAAATTCTGCAATACATGCACTTGGTGATTGTTATTAAATTCACCTTCTCTGACCACTATTTCATTCAATCGCATGATTCCTATTTCCTTTTCTCGTCCTTTATGATCCCGATTAAGTCCAAACATGGCGGTTACGTGGGCATATTTACGCTTGTCCTCAGAAAAATTATCCATCGAAAGTATGTCCTTTGTGTAACTGTCCGAGTCTACCTGTGTAACTGTAATAACCAATGCCTTTCGTTTTTGACTGAGTCCCCGCAAATCCATCCATATTTTATTTTGCTTATGTCTAAATTCCTTTACCGTATCATCTGCCATTATATCCGCGTAATCAAAGATAATAACGTCAGGAATAAATCCATCTTCTTTTTCCCAAATGTCCATTATTGCCTCCGCTTGTTTGACTGTAAGTGTATTATTTGGATGGGAGGATAATTTAAAATTACGTTGATTTTTAATAAAAAATTTATCGAAGGAATTTTGTGCCTCTTGATATGTCAAAGGTTTTTTAACAGTAATTTCCTTCAACCAAACTGCCCCTGACATACTTTTTTTCCAACGATCACAATTGGTACATGTTTTGTAATCTTCATTTTCCTTATATGCCTCGATTAATTCCTGTTTCGTGACTTCTCGTCTCAACCATTTATCCGTCTTACCGTCAAATACTCCAAAATTACTGCTCCTTTCGTCGTTATCACATTTGTCCAATTGATTCCAAATACAATCCTTTACAGGTTGATACATTCGTCCACAATACATTTCCAAGTTGGACTTTTGATTGAGGTAAATACTTGTCCTAATTATTTGCTCATCCTCTGTCATGTCTCCTGCTTGGAAGAAAGCTACCCGCCTGCCTTGCTTTCTTGCCCTCATTGCAAACTCCAATAATAAAAACGTTTTGCCAGCCTTCTCAATAGCCATGAACGCCACAAAAGCACCCCGCCGTAGTTGATTATTTAAAAACTCACCCATTGCCCCGGGAAACCTAATTAATGGTTCGACTATACGGGTGAAAGCTTTTTTAATTTTTGTTTTTATTTCGGGGTTACTGAAATCAATCCAAGCCCCGCTATCCTTAGCAATTGGTTTAAATTCTCCTGCAAGCTTTTGTGCCTCGATTAATTGTCCGTCCTTTGCTAATGCAGATATTTCCTCACCGTGTTTGATCAGATGTTTTTCAGTAAAGTATTTAATTGTTTCATCAACCAAATAATCTACGTTTACCCCTTCATTTTCGTATTCCTCAGACAAGGCTGGAAGTATATCTTCCTCAATTTCCTCCTTTAAATCATTAGAAAGACCGTTTTTTGCTTTTTGATAAAAAATAGGTTCAATTTCCCGCCCTGGTGCTTTTTGGTATTTGTCATAATATTCCATGCACCACGTTGCAATTCGTTTTGCGGTAGCTGACTCAATTAACTGGACTGACCAACGATCTTGAATCCTTTGTATAAATTCCGTGGATGTGATTAATCCAATAATAATGCGGCGTTCAATCATTCGACAGGTATTTTATAGGCATTTACTAAATCAAATATTTCATCTAAGGTTTTGACAGGTATTTCATTCCAATTACCTAATTTAATGATCTTTTCACAATTTCGACCAATTAAATCCGATTTATTTTTTATCAAAAAATATCCTTTTTTATTCAGAAAATCTCCTTTGTAATAATCTTCCTGCGTTGATAAAACACCTACGCATTTCGTTTGGTAGAATTTAATTTCATCGGTAAGGCATTTGCATTGATTAAATGATGCAGGAATAGTAGTCACATATTGACCATAAACATACATCCGTCCAAACATTATTTTGTACTCGGTAGTAATTGAAGGAATAGTTTCAAGATCAACCGCAATGTGTTTTATGCAGAAAAATAAACCAATTTTTTCAAACCAAGTAAAGCCTTGAACTTCTTTAATTCGTGGAAATAAAAGTTTTGTTTTCATCTGTGTAAGTTTTTAATTCTATCTGGTAATTCTGTTTCCTCTGTGTATTGTTCCTTTGTGTTTTCAGTACCTCTTTCCATAGCCGCTTCCAGTCGTATAAACTTTTCCCTCAATGATGATCCGCTTTCAATTACTGGAATGTATTGTCCTCCTATGTTATTCTCATACCAATTTAAAACCGATTCTATTCGTTTAAAATCTATTTTAGATTCTTCCGCTAATCTTCGTATATCATTTGCCCAGGAATTGATTTGTATGGTGGTATGTTCAATGTTCTTTTTTAAATGGATGATTTCAGATAACCTTTTAGCCAATGGAAAGTAAAAGTAATTTCGTTTTATTTTAGGAACTTTTTTGGGTGTCGGAATGTTATTAGCACTTAAAGCATTTTTACTATTAGCACTTAAAGCATTTGTATTATCGGAACCCACAATGTGGGATTTCCCACAGCCTGGGGTTTGATACTCCTGGGAATTGTAACTATTATTTTTCCATATAAAATTAATTTTAATAAACCATCCAGTGACTTGTCCTAATTTATTTTTTTCTCTAACATTATCAATTAATCCAAATACAATTAATTTTCTTTTTGTTCTAAAAAATTTATCTCGTCCCCATTTTAATGCATTCATTACGTATTGATCAGTAGCCTTAGGACAATTAGTACCTTGCCATTTTGCTGTGTAATAGTAAAAAATATACAAGGCAATTAAATTATCAGGAAATTCATCTTTTAAAAATATGTCCAATGTTGCTTTCGATAAAATTACAGGTTCATCTTGTACGGAATAATAAATAGGAGTAGTTGGTTCAGAATAATTGATAGTTTTGTTAGATTTAGTGCGTACCATAGGTTTCAAAAATTAGTAGAAATAAAAAAGCCTGGGACTTCAGTGCTGCCACACATCCATCCACAGGCTTAATAAAAACTTTGTTATTTTGATAGTTTAATCTTGGCAGCGAATTAAACTTAATTATTTTCAGTTTGCAAATGTATAAAAATTAATTGCAATTTTCAAAATAATTTTATAACAAAGCTATAAATCAATTATTTAGATATACCAGTCCTAATCTTTTTTTGTGTTCCTCTCTGTAATTAGGGTGCACAAAACAGATTAATTCCTTGGAACTTTTCTTCAATAAGTATTGACGGGTTAAAACTTTGTTATGTGCCATTGCGTCTGCAATTGCCGCCTCCCTTGCTTCAAATGTTCTTATCATAATTTTAAGTATAAAATGGTTTGGTTTTTTCTAATAATTTCAATGTTAATTCGTATGCACGCTGGTGTAAAATAATAAACGAGTGCCTGCCTTTGCTGTGATAACAGAGGCGATGGAAGATGTAATTGTAATTTTGTTCAATGTCATCCATTTTGTGAATGGTATTAACAAAAATGTTTTTAATATTAACTGCCTTGTAGTCAATATTACTGTTTCCAATCATAAAACTATTCATCTTTGTCAATTTTTTGAACAAAAATTAATGAAAAGATGATTAAAAGAAGTACTACAATTCGGAACCAGTTTACTTGATTTTCTGCAATTATCATGGTATTTAAATTTTAGTGTTTTTACCGCCTTCTACCAAATTTAATATTTGAATTAGTGCGTTTCATCGTTTTACAGTATTTAATTCGGCTGAGGCTGTAAAACCGCAGGAGAATCATATAGGAGTGCCCTTGTGATCTTCGACCTTTTATTCCACATTTCGTACAATAAAAAATATCATATTGGAATTTCTTGTTGAACATTTTTCGTTTGTTCATTCGTCGAAAATCATGTACCTTGTGAAGAGGTTGAAGGTCTACGATTACAATTTTATGTGATTTCATTAAATTGAATCAGCTAATTGTTCCAACCATTTTTTATTTTGCATATTATCATGTAATTTATGCAAATTTTTAATTAAGGTATCAAATGAATCTCCTAAAACCACTTGTGATTCAGGGTTAGGAATTTCAGCATATAGGTATAATGCCTCTGATGAGGATGTGCATAATATCTCCCTTAATACCGTAAGTTTAGGAGTATATCTATCGTAGTTACATAGATAGAGGATTCCTCTTGTTTCTATAGGAATATCTGTTCCTAATATGGTTTTTAATTCATTCATTTGTTTATTTTATTAATTGTTTAACTAAATAATTAGCCTCACATTGTGTCATTTCACCAGGATCTCCTGTTATTTTAATGGCAAATGCATCAATGTTTCTAAATTTTAGATCAGCTACTAATTTATTTGCCTGTATTTTAGCCTGTTTTTCTTCACTTGTCGCACTTTGACCGTCAAAACAAACAATAACACGTTTAAATAATGTAGCCATCAGTCGTACCTGTTTAATAGAGTATTCAATACCTGATGTAGAAAAAGCATGTTTACCTAATCTCCAAACATCCATGTATCCTTCAACACAAATACCAGTTGAGGATTTCCAGCAATCCTCATGTCCATATAAAATGTCCTTATGTGAGATAATTTCAAATTGTTTTGGACATGCTTGGTATTTATTAATTGCCTTGTCCGTTATGTCTCGGGCGTCAAAAGAAACTATTTGATCACTCCACATAATTGGAATGATGATTCGGTGTTTGTAATTTAGTTTATCAAGCATCGCAATAGGTCCCGTCCCAAGTAATTTCCATTCTTGTTCTAAATAATCAGGATCAAATTTTCGTTTTTCTAAATAATGTTTATGATTCCATAATAATTCGGAGGTGTTGCTGGGCAGTTTAAATTCCTTTTTATTTATTACTTTTTCTTCCTTTGTTCGATAAGATTTACCACCATATTGCTTTATAATTTCTTTAGCCTGTTCTGTGTTTACATTAAGCAGTTTGGAAATAGTCTTATCGGTAGGATGCCATCCGCAACGCCAACAATTAAAATGATTAGTAGATAAATCATAACCAAGATGAGGACCGGGATTGCCCGTACAAAAAGGACAGTCTACATTGACCCATCCCGGCCTACAATATTTATATCCCTCCGTGTGCAGAGGGATATTAAAATCGTTGAGAAGTTGAACAATGTTCATTTTACATAGGTTGTAATTGATTTACTAGGCCGATAAATGAAACATTTTTACGTTTTTGAACATCCCAAGTTTCATAAACCCAAAATCCACGTTTACGAGTTTTTATCCATTTTTGTCTTTTTAAATGTTTCCTAAATTCTGGAAAGGACATGTTTTCCGGACGGGCATTTAAAATTAAGTTGGAACGGAAAATTTCAACTTCCTTAACGGTTTTTACAGGTTGAATTTTTATTGGTTCCTTTTCTGCAACAGTGGTAAACAAATCGGTAATCCATAGCCAAATCATCTTAATTACATTTTTCATGATAATAAAATTTAGTTATTAATATAATCGTTCATTAATTCCTCAAATAAATTTGTAGATTCTGCCTTTGTTCCATTTATAACGGTGGAAATTGTTTTTCTTTTTTCGTCCAGTAATTTACCAATTCGTTCCTCAATTGTATTAATGGACATCATGTAATATACTATTACCGCAAATTTTTGGGTAATCCTATGTATTCGATCAATTACCTGATCTAATTTACCAGGTGTCCATGGAAATTCAATTACTACAATATTATAGGCGGCAGTAAGAGTTATCCCTACACCACCTGCCGAAGAAATTACCATTAATTTAACATCCTTACTTTTTTGAAATTTACTAATATTTTCCTGCCTTTTTTCTGATTTAACAGAGCCGTCTATTTTCCTTGCAATTTTGGAATATCTTTGCATCAATTGGTCGATAATAAATTTATGATGGGCAAAAACTACCAATTTATCATTTGATTCTAAAAAATTATCAATCCATTCAAAAACTTGTTTCATTTTTCCTTGCACTGCCAATTGTTTTAACACGTTCATTTGTGTTAATATTTCAGCCGCTGAAACACGTTCCACTTTATCTTCGATATGTTTATTCCTTGCTGCCTCAATTGCCAGTGTAGGCTCTATATTGATGTTGTATTTTTTAGTAAAGCTTTCTATACTTTCAATAATATTTTCAATTGCATGTTGATCCTCATCAAATTTAGCTCCTGTTGATTTCCGAATAAATTCAATAAAATTATTTTCAGCAAAACGGTATTCCTTTTCGTTATCTATTTCAAGAGGAACAAAGGTATATGATTTATTTGGAAGTTCTGGGAGTACATCTTGCTTTAGGCGTCTAATCATTATGGTTGAAACAAGACGGGAATGGAGTTCCTTGGAGTTAGAAGCCCCGCTAAAATCCCAACTAAATCCATTATGTTTGCCGTCACAATAGGTTCGGCCAAATGTAAGCCAATCGGGGCAATTTTTAGGATCAAGTAACATCCAAGCGTTATATATTTCACTTGTTCGGTTTTCAATTGGTGTTCCTGATATAAGGACTATATTTTTAGATTTATTTGCTATTTTTTTTGTGTGAAAAGTTTGTTTGGCTGAATTGTTTTTTATGTTCTGACATTCGTCCACAATCACTACCGCGGCATTCATCTGTTTTAATTGTTTCCTCCAGTGATAAACGATATTATAATTAATAACAACTATATCCCCTGTAATTTCTTCGGGTGTTTGTGTAGATAGTATTTGGACATTTGGAGAAGGTGTCATCCATTTTTTGCATTCTCGTTTCCAATTCAGTTTAACACAATTAGGACAAATAACAATAACAGGACGTATTTCAGGATGTAATTGTAGCCAAGCAATACTTTCTATCGTTTTACCAAGTCCTTGATCGTCTGCAAGCAGTGCACCGCGGCCGTTTAATTTTTTATAGTGATCAATTAGTGAAACCCCTGTATTTTGAAAAGGTCTTAACGTTCCGTTTAACCCTGGAATTTCAATTTGTTTTGCGTTTCTTCGTTCTGTGTATTTTACAAGATAGTTTGTTAGATTGTCACTGAGTTTATAATGCCAATTTTGTAATATGTTAATATATTCAATAGACAGAGGTACTTCCCAATGCTGTTTTGCTTTGTTGTAGGTACGAATAGGAAGGGTTTTGATTTGTTCAATGTTTTTAAAATCGAAAGGGAATCGGCATTTAATTATCCGATTCCCTTGTTGATTAATTCCAATTGCAGCCGTTTTAAAAACTGTACGGTGATAAATTTTAGTTTGCATAAACCTCAACTTTTTCGATAAATGTAAGGTATTGATTACAATATTCTGAATTATTATGTACTGCAATTACCTTTTTCTTAAACTCCTCTAAACTACCTTTAAAACAACCGCAAACTACTTGCACATCTTCTTTTCCAGTCCAATACACAGTGGTTTGCCTCTGCCTAGAGCCTATCCGCGGTGAAACAATACGTTGCGGATTTTCTTTATAACCACTGCAATCACTGCAACTACTGCAATTACTGCAATACCTGCAATCACTGCAACTACTGCAATCCCTGCAACTACTGCAACTACTGCAATAACTGCAATACCTGCAATACCTGCAATCACTGCAATTACTGCAATTACTGCAATACCTGCAATCACTGCAATCCCTGCAACCAATTAATGTTTTACTTTTTGCAGTTGCTGTTTCCAGCGTTTCCACCTCTGTACTCCACTTGTTATTGTTTTCATCTACGTAAAAACCATCAATTTTTTTCATTTGTTTTTATTTTTTAGTTTATAATATCGTTCAGTAAATCTTTTCCTTTCTTTATTTGCTACGATATAAAAAGGAAGATTGTCTCCGACTATAAAAGGTTGATCACGGAGAGGATAGGCTGGCTGAAACAGGCTTTTGGCTGTTTCCTCGGATATTTCAATCTGTTTAGTTAATCGAATTTCAAAAAATCGGACAGAATTATTAACTAAACATGCATGTATTTCTACATTATCAAAATTATTCACCCACCGATAAGCCATGTTAGGTTTGGCAATTGCTAGTGTTCTCATAGATTAGAATTTATATAGATTACACAATCATTAATCAATGCATCATATGGAAAAAATACTTCAATACAATCAATTTTATTGCAATCCTCCGATAATGTAAGCATTAAATTATTTTCACAACAGAATTCCAAAAGTAGCATACTGGCTTCTGACATTTTTGGGATAAATATTTTATCTTTATTTTTTCCAATAATTTTTACTTTTATATTATAATTGTTCATATTAATCAATTTTAGACATTATAAATTCGTAGCATAAATCCATAAAACGGACGGCATCTTCACAAGATAAACTGATTAAGGCTTCCTTTTTCACGGCATCTCGTCCAACTTTACCTTCCATAGAAACAAAGGCTTCATAGAATTTAGTAACAAACGGACTAATCCAAACATTCCAACCTTCTTTATAATCCCCTACTAAAAAGATAAAAAGTTCAGCCTGTTGAATAACATCCTCATTCTGATTACAAACGATTAAACCGCCATCAGCATCGATTTCCTCGCTAATAAAAATAAATTTATACGGGAGGAATAAAGTATGAGTTAATTTTGTACCTTTTTTAGTTCTTAAAAGGTTAAATGCAAAATCTCTGGTCATAACATTAAAATTTAATTGGTTATACCTAGGAAACCCCGGCACTATACAGAACCGGGGTATTTTCAAAACCAATTAACCATTTTTAATTACTCTATTTAGGGCAGATTTTACTCATGTGGTAAAGCTTTCAGAAGTCAGTAACCACTAGCCCGCATAATACACCTCCTTTTTAGTTGTTATAAACTAGTTTTGCTTATAAATTAATTAACTCTCAGTACTGACAAAACCTCATAACCCGAAGATTATGAGGTAAGAAAAAATGGATAGCTTCACAGTGTATCCATTGAGCAACCAATTAACAAATAAATCACCTATGAAAAAATTGCTTATTTCTTTACACGTGTTTCGGCAATATACATATAGATTTGAACACGTGCCGAAATGAATGTTTTATCTGTAATATTCTTTTTCGTTTTGTACGCCTCGGTAAAAGCCTTCATGATTGTGTCCTCTTTTGCCTTTGCATTATATAGACGAATTGCAAGGTTCTCCATCGATTCTGTTTTTGCTGTCTGGTCTGTCTTTGCTGAAACAACCGGTTTTTTATCGGTTTTAGCTGGTTTAACGGCTTCTTTTTCTTCTTTGACAATAGTTATTAGCTTCTTTTTTGCAGGTGTTTTTTCAATTGCTGTGGCAGGCTTTGCAGATTCTGGAAAAGGTTTTCCGTATTTTAAATTTGCTTTTTCAGCTATTTTGGAAGTCTGAGGAATTGTGTTTGTTATTTTCGTTTCTTTTACAGCCTTCCACTTGTTTGCTCTCAAATCAGACAAATTTTTAAGATATAATTTTTGTTTGTCTACAGACAATTTCATAAACTTTCCAAGCTCTGTTGCAAGTGCATCGGCGTTGGAGATGGCTGGGTTTGATTTGTGAAGGTTTTTGAAAATACGAACATTATTGGTGTCTAGTTCGTTGATACTTTCAATTGTAGTTTTACCGTTTAAAACTTTCTTTGTTTTTGCAGCGGCTTTAATGTTCTTTTTCATTGTGGAATCTAATGTTTTCATGATTTTTATATTTAGTTTGAATTTTTAAAATTGTATTATGATTTGATAATCGTTTTTACAAGTATATACTATTGCATAATTAGGCAATGCAGGGGCTTTACTTAGATAATTAACCCTAATTTGAATGGATGTACAAATGTTGTGTTTAAATATATAAATAACTTGACCGTAAAGCTCAAAATAATTTAACATTAGGGAATCTGCCCGTCCGATTACGTAATTTGGCAGCCCTCCTTTTAAGGATTTTAAGGCAATCTGATCTTTGCCTATACTTTGCTCAATTTGTCCGAATGATATTATACAGAACATAAGAGCCACGACAGTCATACATATTGTTTTCATGATCGTTGGTTTTTAAGATTTTATTAAATGATAAGCTATTAATAGTTTACTTTCTTCTAACTCTCTTTTAAAATTTGAGAGTTTATTTTCCATAATTTTAATGACATACATTTGATGTTCAATCTGTCTGTTTGTTTCTTCAATTTGTTTTTTGATTTCTGCTTCCATGATTTCGGTATTTACGTTATTATTTAAAATCTGACCAATTTGTGTCAAAATTATAATCGTTTTTTAACTCTCTGCTTGCCTCAAGATCCGCAGCAATTTCTATAAATTCGTCGAATGCAATAGTTTTGGAAATTTCGTTTCTTTTTGCATAATCATCTATTCGTTTATCAATAGATTCAGTAGTGGTTTTAAATGTTCTACATGCATTAGCATATGTTAATACCATGTAAAAACGAGGTCTTGGTTGAATTTCAATTATTATCATGATTGTATGTTTTAAAATGTTAATATCTTTCTAAATTACTCATAAAATTTGTCCAACAGGGAGCATGGGAAGTATTTTACAAGTTTTGCAGTCTTTCAGTTGAACTTGGTTGCTAATCGAATAGCGTACGCATTAAACATTTGTTAATTGATTACTTTGCTTAATCGTCCAAGTTATAGTGTATCAGCGATATGGCGGATTGTGAATTGCCGAACAGGTTTAGGACTTACGGATGCCTAAGCGGAGAGACTAGCACAACTGTGGCAGTCATTTATGAATCTTGGTCTCTCGGTTCACTGATTTTCAGAATGTCAAAAAACGTGTGCGCCAGTTGCGCGGAAGTGTGTGTTTCAATTATGATGTAAATGTACGGTAAGAAACCACACACTCCAAATCTGAATATCAGATAGTTAAGGCATAAAATTTAGTGGTAACTTATTGTTTACCACGCATTTAACCTCTTTTAAAATTTATTTTAAAGAAAGTTTAAAAAAATTGAATTTCCTAGAAAACACTAGAGGTCTAGTCTCCTAGAGTTTGGCAATAAAATTTAAAGAATGTTTAGAAAAGACATTTGGAAGTATCAAATAATACTTTATAATTTTAGTCTTTCAAAATTTGAAAATTAAAATTTACTATCAATGATCAGAACTAAATTTCCAGCAAAACAACAAAGCAGATCCACATATTTTCCTTACTATAAAAAAAATCATTCTGCAAAGAGTGTTCCAGTTAAGTGGAATCCCTTGTATCTCTCAATACTTGAAAAACTATTTGAAAAAGGATGCACACAGCGGGAAATATCAGAAATATTGAATATAAGCAAGGATACTATTTCATATTGGTTAAGATCAAAGGACTCAGTAAAACAGGCACAAATACGCGGCGAAAAAGAAATGATCGAAAAAGTAAAACGATCCTATTATGAATTGGCAATAGGATATGAACATCCCGACACCGTTATACTAACAAATAGAGTAACAAAATATGATAAAGAGGGAAAACCCCTGTACTCATATACCAAACCCCTGAAAGTTCCCATAATAAAACATTATCCTCCCAATGCATACGCCTGTCATAAAATTCTGACAATAAAAGATCGGGAAAATTGGATGGACGTACAAAAAATAGAAAATCAATTGCAAATAAACATTCAAAACAATATAGATTTATCTGATTTTTCCGATGTAGAACTGGAAGCCCTCGAAAAAGTAGGAATAAAACAGTTGGCAATAAATGCATTGGAAAACCATAATAATTAAAAACAGAGAATGAACGACACCCTTCCCATATTAGATAATAACGTACTGATAAAAGAAACTCTGTCCAATAAAAAAGATAGGGCCTTTAAAGCGTTATTAACTCCAATGCAAATACGGAGGGAAATAAATAACCGTTCACTGCATAAATTCTTAATATATTTCTGGCCTGTAATATCCAACCAAGCTTACCAAGACAATTGGCATGTGGAAATACTTTGTAAAGAATTAGAAGAAATTGCATATAGAGTAGGAAATAGACAACCAAAACTACATGATCTGATAATAAATATACCTCCAGGAACAACAAAAACAATAATATGTAGTATAGTATTCCCCGTATGGTGTTGGACGAAATGGTATTGGATGAGATTTATAACAGTATCCTATAGTAGTGCATTATCGTTAGAGAGTGCGGAATATTCCCGTGACCTAGTAAAATCGGAACAGTTTAAGGCTGTATATCCGGAGCTGGACATCAAGCTAGATAAGGATACCAAATCTAACTTCAAAGTTGTAAAAAAGGAAATTGGTAGAATAGGATTTATGCCTCGTCAGTTAAATGGTGGTAATAGATATTCAACTTCCGTTGGTGGAACACTGACAGGATTCCATGCAGATATATTAATTTGGGATGACCCATTGAATCCTCAAGAGGCGGTAAGTGCAAAGGAATTGGAAAATACAAATAGGTGGATAGATCAAACCCTCCCGACTCGTAAAACTGATAAACGTATTTCCACTACAATTGGAATAATGCAGCGATTAAATCAAGATGACCCCACAGGACACATCCTCGCTAAAAAGAAAAAGAATGTCCGCCATATATGTCTCCCCGGTGAAATAGAAAACTACAAGGAACAAGTATATCCACCCGAGCTTGCAAAATATTATGTAAATAATCTCCTAGACCCAGGACGAATGGATTGGGGAGTATTAAAGGATTTAGAGGCTGATTTAGGACAATATGGTTATGCTGGTCAAATAGGACAAAATCCAACCCCTCCAGGCGGGGCAATGTTTCAGGTAGATCACTTCCAAATAATAGATCATCTGCCAGCATCCGTGAATACACAATCAGTAGCAAGATATTGGGACAAGGCAGGCAGTCAAGGTAAAGGCTGTTTTACGGCTGGTGTAAAGATTATGAAACTGTTTACAGGAAAATATATAGTATTAGATTGCAAACGGGGACAATGGGGTACACACGAAAGGGAACGTATTATAAGGGAGACAGCGGAAGCAGATGGACAGGAAGTTACTCAATATTTGGAACAAGAAGGAGGAAGCGGGGGTAAGGAAAGTGCTGAAAGTACGGTTATTAATTTAGCTGGATATGTTTGCTTACTTGACCACCCTACGGGAGATAAAGTATTCCGTGCTGATCCTTTCAGTGTGCAAGTAAATAATGGTAACGTTATGTTACTACGAGGAGACTGGAATAAGGATTTTATTGATGAATACCGTTTCTTTCCATTTGGTAAACTAAAGGATCAAGTGGATGCAGGTAGTGCATGTTTTAATAAATTAGCAGGTAAACGTTTAGCGGGGAGGGTAACATAATATGGAATGTAGTATTTTACCATTTACTAAGGCTCAATTTGAACATCAATGTAATATTGAAGGAGAATTAACATATAACAGAATAAAAGAAATGGAAGAAGAAAACAAAATACACGGTAAAGTTAAATTTTTCAATAAAGAAAAAGGATATGGTTTTGTTAAATCAGGTGTGGATGAATACTTTTTCCATAAATCTAAATGTTTATCTGATAATATAGAGAATGACAGCCCGGTTTCCTTCGAAATAACATTCACAGCGAGAGGAACGCAAGCAATTAATATAAAACTACTATGAATCCAAAAATATTTAATGTAGAGGCAGATAATGTAGACTTGGAATTTACGCAAGGAGACACAATTGATTTGTCTTTTTCTGTTAAAAAGAATAATGTGGTTTACGATATGTCAGGAATGACTATTAATATGACAGTAAGAACAAAGGATATTAATAATACAATTATTAGGACATTAAGTTCTGATGGGACATCCCCTGCAATAAGTATTTCCACTTCTACCTTGCATTTAGTTTCATTAGGTTTTACTGAATCTGGAAAATACCAATATGATATACAGGTAGAGGATTTATCAGATGAGATATTAACAATTGTAAGAGGTAATTTAATAGTGGTAAAGGAACAAACGGTATGAAAAGGGGATTTACAATAACATATTTGAATCCTAAACGATTTAAAATAGGATTTATCCAACGTTCCGTGACTCCTATTGTTGTTACAGATTTAATATTTAATAGTCCAAATAATACTTATTATCAAATATTGATAGATAATGATGGAAATATGTATACTATCGTTACATCAATTGCAGGTGTCAATTATTTAGTTATGCACAGTGCAAACGGTGCTGGTTTTAAATTAATGGTAGATAATGAGGGTAATATATATCAACCCAATGAAGTAGTAACTGAAAGCGGGGTTTTATATAAATTATTGAGAGCTCCTAATGGTGATAATTACTCCCTGACCATATCTAATGATGGAAATTTAATACAAACTAAAATATGAGAAAACAAATTTTATTTATATTATTTATATTTTGTAGTCTATATGGACAATCACAAAATTATGTATTGTATAGACGAGATACATTAAATGGAGGGGGCATTGATAAAATAGCCACCGTAAAATTGGTAATGGATCATTCTTTTCCAGGCTTTGGACTAACTAGTACAACAGCCGCATATGGTAATCATAACCATTCTGGAATTTATGAGCCTGTTTTGGGCAACCCAGGAACTACGGGGTATGTATTAAGTTCAACATCCGCGGGAGTAAGATCTTGGGTTACACAATCAGGTGGCGGAGTAATAACCACAGCACCCTTACATGGTACTACCTCTTTAACAATAGACCAAGCAAACACAAGTCAAGGAGGTTATTTAACTTCAACAGATTGGAATAAGTTTAACGGTAAATTAGATAGTACATACTTGGCAGAGATAAACGGAGAAGATACCCTATACATTTCCTCCGCTCAAATCCTATCAGGCATCAACGACACCCTTGTAACTACCAACACAGGTACAACTCAAACTTATTACACCCAATGCCTGCTAAGTTACAGACATGTTTCAACCGCTTACACAGGAGGAACAACTGACACGATTGCGGTGTTCGGAAAATATAAAGGGGTTAAAAAGAAACTGCTTTACATCTCATCTTCTTACATAACCGAATCTTATTCAGGTCGCGGCCAATTCCCGCTTGCATGGGATAAACTTGATCCTGGATCACCTATTTGGGTGCATATTCCGTCATTTTCAACAGGCAATGGAATTTTAAGGATGCGATTTATAAAGAAACAAGAAAATTGGTAACTAATTTAAAACTATAATATTATGAAGAAAATTATTTTTACACTAACATTTATTTTGAGTTCTGTCCTGATGTTCGGACAATCAGTAACAATGACAATTAACGGGGCTTATGCTGATAGTTCAGGCAATGCAAGGAACTCTAATAAGCTACAAGGTAAAGATAGTACTGCACTGTTGGCTTATACAAAGGTTTTAGTGTCATCTTTAGGAATGCCTACTTGCGTTCAGGGAGATTTGTTGTACGGATCAGGTACAAATACTTATTCTAAACTTGCAAAGAACACAACTGCTACAAGATACCTTGCTAATACGGGTACAACAAACAATCCAGCTTGGGCTCAAATAGCATTAGGAACGGGAGTATCAGGAACATTGGGTTATGCGAATGGGGGTACTAATGCGACAACTCAGATTAATGCAAAAACAAACATGAATTATTGGACATTACAAACTGCAAGCGTGAATTATAATGGTTCGGTAGGGGTAAATATGAATAGGGCTCCAAATTATGCTTTTGAAAGTTTAGGTTATGCAAGGTTTGAGGCAACAATGCATAATTTAACGGCCTACCCTTATCAGTTTATTAATCTGCAAAATGATTCAGCAGCAAATGGCTTAACTATTTTAGCATGTTCAGACGGCAATACAACATATGGCGGAGTATGGATAAATTTTTGTGATGCAGGAAATGTATCTTATGGACAAATATATCAAGATCCTTTAACCGGTTCAGCAATTCTAACAACTCCATCGGACGTAAATTTGAAAAAAAATATAATTGACACTAAATTAGATATTAATACTTTAATGCAAATTAAAGTTAGAGATTATCAATTTAAAAAATCAAAATATCAAAGTACTGGTTTTATAGCACAGGAACTTTACGCTATTTACCCTTCATTGGTTTATAAACCAAAAGATTCTAAAAGCAATTGGCAGGTTAACTATCAGGGATTGATCCCTCTCCTTGTAAAATCTATACAAGATCAACAGGCAGAAATATCAGATTTAACAAAAAGAATAGAAAAGTTAGAAAAGTTGATTAAATGAAATATTGGTTTATCATATTATTTTTTTTATCCATCAACCTTTCCGCTCAGAAGTGGACGGAATGAAAAAGTACTGATACCCTGAAATGTAATAGTTTAAATTAAAAAATTAATATTATGAAAGACCTTTTTAAAATAAACAAAATAGCCATGTATATACTGGCGGGAATAATTGTAATTGGTTTTTTTGTACTAATGTATATTTTAATGTTTGTCCATATACCAATAGAAAATGTAAATACGGCTAATTTAGCAATTGGGGCTTTGATAGGTTCATTTACAAATATA